GTGGGTTTTGTGAGACACAGACCTTACCTAGTTGCCACGGTACTCTAATTGGAATTTTGATTAACCAGGAGTCATAGAGTATGAAATATCTCCTTCCCTGTGATTACTCACAGACGTCTTCAGGTAACACTCAGTTCAGACGAACTGACCTAACCTGCAAACAAGTTGATGTACTTACGCTCAAGGTAGCTTATGAGACGGTCGTTAAGACCGATATCAATAGCTCCAGGGTACAGTACGGATACACGGTAAAGTAGAGAAAGCATACGCCTCTCATTCTGGTTAAACAAGTCTTCACCAAAACTCTTGTTACGTCGGGCAAGTTGTGCCTGATGTTCAAAAAGTTTGGCTTGGGAATAATCCCGAGATTTCGGAATCGAGGCTAACCAGGACAAGGCGCGCATTATCGCACTATCAACATTTTCGTCGGTCCAATAAGCTTCCCCAAGTTTATTGGAAAGTTCTTCTGTCGTGAGACCTGAATTAATTTCTGGGTACATAAACCGATTATCGTCGAGGTGGTAGACTGAGAAGTCCCACCCCGTCGGTAAGAACAGGCTTCCGAGGCCTGGTTCCTGCAACCATTTACATTGTTGCAGGCGCCAAGTCTCATACTCCCCGGCAGCCAGATCATTCCACTGTAAAACATCGAATACTTCATTTATTACTAAATCAAGTATACTCTGTTTGTACTGTAGAACTGGTATGTCCGGGTTACTAAGCAATGAATCATTGCGAGCCAACTCTCCATGTCTCAGTAAGATGGTTGAACCCGCGAAAGCGGACAACCACGATAAAACTGGGACGCCCGATACCCCGAAGTGCGCTAAACGCGACACTGAGGGGCTCAGGAAGGAAAGGACGGCACGCAAACCAATACCATTCAGGGTACCTCTACGTGCAGACGCACTGTAGACAAGGTACTCCGAAGGGTAAAGGAATTGTTTAACGGCTTTGGATAGCCATCCATTAGATGTTGACTCCCACCAACCACGACTATTAGTGTTAATAGCCCTGTTAACCCGTCCGGAAGAATCCCTAATTTGGAAATCTTCACGGATCGAGACAGGTGAAACCTCACCCTCGGCCAATACAGTCCGAGAGAGGAAGTTGAAGAGCCTACACGAAGTGAATGACTTAGAGAGCGAGATGGGTATACCACAGATATTTGAGTTTTCAATATATTTGCGGCCTACCGGTGTCTCACTATCAGCCTCGGCGATGACGACGTCATCACCGGTGACTCCATAGCAATTAATTAACTGACCCTTTACAAGGTAACCCGCGAACTGGACCCAGGAGTGGTTCCAGAGCGCCAAAAGACCAAATGAACCCAAAATCCCCATCGGTTGCCCTTCGGCATACCGTACGGATTTTGGAGTGTTCACTGCAAGCATGATAGGAGGAATCCCCTTAACAAGCTTAAGATCCCAGGAAGGAGTGAAATCCCGTTCTGTGATCAGGCGGAAAACCGCATCGGCATACTCTTGTGCCTTTGGCGATTTTGCGTACAGTGATACTAGAAGAATCTTCAGAAGTCTACAGGATATGTTATCTGTAGCCGAAGATATGTCGATAGACGACCACCAATAACCCTTCCATGCCCCAGACATCTGGTCCTTCAACCAGCCGAGAAGCTCGGTTTGGTTGTGAGTACCATCCTGTTTAATACCTTTTACAATACTAAACAGGTGAGTATGAAGTGGTTTCATGACTCGCTGTGTGAATATATCCACAATGGCCACCGGCCGGAGTTTTCCGGCCGGCTCAGCCAGAACATGAATCTTTGAATGCTTGAAAACTTTCTTAGCATTCTCAGGATCAAGTTCTGTCTGCTTCCCTGCATCCGTTATATCGTAAACCTCAAGAGCGCGCTCGCCCTCCACACGATGGAAGGCAGCAACCTCGAGAATGTTTTCGATAATCTCACCACCATTCTGGCGGTCTCTGTACAGAGCCGCCGCATCCTCACCCACTTTGTTGACAGCCGGGGAACCATTCGGTCCCGACGTCACTGGTGCAAATATAGTACCAAGCTCATCCTGAGGAAGGTCGAAAGGACCTCCCAGGGATGGGATAAAGTGTGTGCGGAGAAAATAGTCGTAAGATAATAACAACTGAACCACGGCGTCATTCTTCCAATCAATGAAAGACGACACGGGCTCAGAGATGGAGGGGAAAGCTTTCTTAATATTGTAAGGCATCTCAATGACCTTATATATATAAAGGAGGCTAAGCCAAAAGCGAATAACTCGAAGGGATCTCTGGCGAATGGCAGAACGCGCATTCACAGGGATCCACTTGGGCAAACCATGAGCCACCCTGACTGGGTGTCCATAAGCATGGGAGAGTTTTGGAGTATCAGCTAAATATTGTGAAATCAATTGATAGCTGTGCTTGAGTCGTAATACTAAACCGTGTGTACCTTGTTCCTTAAGAACTTGTTGCAGATGAGGCAGTATATGTCGTATATCTGAGAGCCACCCTTGGACGCTTTGGGTCAAGCCAGCCCAATGGCCTAAAGCCAAGGACCACCTGATCACCAAACCGTTAAGGTAGCAAGCTACCTTAGCGGCTGAAAAGTAATCACGGTCGGGAGATAACATAGCTCTGTAACTTCTGATTAATCTACTCTTCATTCCCTGCCAGAGCTTGGCCCCACTTAAAAGCAGTGGCGGGGGGGAATTTTGAGGGCGATCTGCCTTAATGTCTTTATCCGATGGGCGTGTCTCATTGGGGTGAGCGAGTATGGTGACCCGCTGGTCATTAGACAACGCAATACCCTCAAGCTTGAGATACTCACGCTTTGAAAGATAGAGGATAGAGGTAGGATCGTTTGGATCAACTACCGCGTATTGGTTGTTAGCGACCTCGAGCCAGTTCACAGCCCAAATGAGCGGATGTGAAAGGTTTGGTGCAGATTGCACCGCAGAGGCGTGGATTGGACGACAAGATACGGGAATACCCATAACGGGTAACCCTGTCATAATGTTCACCACCACGGCGCTACCAGAGATTAATAAGATGCTAGTAAATTTTATAATGTTTTGAATTTTCATAATGTTATAATATTTGCTCCCTTCTGGGACAGAGTCATGAATGTCTACCGTACACACTAACCATGACAATTAATGTGTGCTCAGGGGCATTCCCTGGTACGTGATTAGCCCACTATCCCCTTGCGGGGGTGGTACTTCTCGCGCTCAAAGTCTCTTTCACTGATATGTAGGGGGCTTTCCCCATCACATAAGCTCCTGCAGACTACCACTAATAACGAGGACGGTGAACCTCTCTACTGACTGTGTAAATATCAGCAGTATTAGATGGCGCACCCACTTGTGGAGGACCGGGGGGGCAATCCCGGTTACCGGTCAACATCTGGAACATGATCCACACGCTGACAAGCGTGGAAGAGCAGCCTGCTCT